AACGGCTTCAGCCATTGTAGCGCCCTCGGCCATTCGCTCTCTAAGTTCAGAAGCGGAAATACCAAGGTTATCAAGAATCATAACCGACTGACGCCCCAAACCAGTAACGAAAGAGTCAACCATATAGTCAACACTCTCTCCCGTGGCTTGTGCTCTACGCTGTGCGAACTCCAAGCCTTTTGCAAGTACATCCATAGGGATGCGGAAGTTGTCAGCCTTTACAGCCGTCTGCATCAGTTTTAAGTCATCAACGGTGCCCGCAGTGGCTGCCCTTAAGTTGCTGAGTAGGTTGGGGTCATTTAAGCGATTAAATGCCGCCTGAACGCCCTCCATCTTTGTTGCAAGCTGTATAGATTCAGCAGCAAACTGCTGGATGATATCAATTGCAAAGGAGGCACCAATCACCCCTCCTAAAGCACCAAAACCACCACTCAATTTCTTTAAGCTGTGGTCAATGTTGCCCATTGCACCGCGGAACTGCTTTAAGTCCGCGCCAATTTTAAAATCTATATCCGTACGGCTCATTTACCAAACACCTTTTTAATTGCCTCTTGCACCTCTTCGTATGTTGCAGCCTTATGAACTTTCTTTTTGCTATCCCAAGGGAAAACAACCAAGTCTTTCGGCCCCATTCTTTTCTTCGTATGTGGCGCAATGTTTACCGCTGCTTGCCACCTTGTGGTTTCCCATACCAATTCAGTTTGGTACTGAATACGGTTTTGGAAGCCCTCTCTTTTGTTTTGGAATTGTCGCGGAGTCATATTGTAGAACTCCTCAACGCTCATTCCCATCTCACCCAAACCTATCGCTTCCAGTGCATCCCAATCAAGGGATTCCGAGGCTTGGGTGTTTACTTTTTTTCTTCAGCTCCTGGCTTCACAAACGAGGCAACAAACAACTCCATACACTGCTGAATGATAGACATATCTTCATCAAGCAAGTCGGCAATGTCATCAGTGTCAAGATCGAAGGCTTGCTTCTCTGCTCGTGCACCGTCTTTCATTCCCGCCCATACCAAATTGATGGCGTGGTCGATACTTATGTTTTCTCCTATCTTTTCAAGCTCTTGCAATCCAATGCCGCTGGCATTGCAAAACAATCTCAATGCATTGAACCCGTACTTTACGGGGTATGTCTTTTCGCCTACTTTTATCAAGTTTGTATCCATTGTTGTGTGATGTTAAAATAGGGAGGCCGAAGCCCCCCTATAGTGATGTTATACTTGAGTGCCTTGAGTCAAGGTGCTTGTTCCTTGGAATGAGAAAGAGAACGTTGCGTTATCTTCTACCCCAGCATCAGTTGAGAACTCAGTGAAGTACCCAGTACCGCTGTAGTATTTCTCATCAGTTGCTTCAGAACCGAACTCAATGTAGATAAGTGTGCGACCGCTTAGATGTCCGTAGATATCGTCAGGCGTTGCCTTACCACTATTATTGTACACTACCAAGCCTTCACCCGATAGAGTCCACGATTTTTGGCCTTCCAATACTTCCATCCAGCCAGCGCTGTCTTTCGTGGAAATATCACGAGTTGCCATTGTAACGCTTAAGGAAGCGCTTGTCATTTTACCAACGGTTTCGTATGTTACCCCGTCAGTTCCGATGCGTACTACAACATCGGTGCTATTCATTACTGATGTACTTGCTGCCATCTTTTTTTGATTTTATGATTTCACTATTCTAAACACTAAATCAACTGATACCGCAAAAGTCTCCTCATCAACATTGAATACCTCACTTTGAGTATCAAAGCCACACGATTGAACATTTACGCCCTCAATTGTTTCTCTCATTCGCACAAATGCTGTGCGTATATTTTCTACAGCCGTTTGCAGCGTGCCGTAGTTATCTCCTATTAATGTAAGCTCAACATTGACGATATCAATGTGGCTGTCGGCATCTTTCGATCCCTCAGGGCGGATGCTTGTAGTATCGTAAATGCAAAAAGGTCGGGCACTCGTTTGCGCTCCAACCAAAGGATAAACACGGCCAGCGAATACATTATTCAAGCTGCTGGTGTTATCGAACTTGTACTTTATTACTTTACCAATCATTTCAAGCCCATTCTTTGCCCAAACTTGAGCTTATTTATCTCTCTTGTAGTCTCCGTTCTAAACACACGGACAAACCTCACATTTACTCTTGTCTTTGCAGCAGCCATTGCCTTCTGCGCAAAGTTTAAGTTCTGACCCGAATATCTGCGGTTCTGATTGCCTCCAACTCTTAACCATCCGAAGTTAATCATCCCAGCATACCAACCGCCTTTCTCCGCGTCTCTATAGGCACCCGTTCTTCTCGGCCCAACACTCATCCCTACTACATCTTTCTTTTGTAGGTGCTTGGGTGTTTTTATGCCAACACTTCTGCGTAACTGACCAGGCTGTATCTCGTAGGCTATCTTGCCGTTTCGATATACTTTAAACACCTCATCAGCATCAGTGATGTTGCGCTTGTAAGAGTCCACCATAGGCGGCAGTGATTTGCGCCCTACTTTCTTGAGTATCCTCTTCTTGAGTCTATCATCAAGTCTGCGGAGCTTTCTCATCACCTCCTCAGCGCCTTCAATGCTTACTTTTACGTTCTCCATCACTGCGCATCAGACCATAAGCACACAATCTTTAAGAATGCCTTGCGAGCATCTGCCGATTGAATGGCTTGAATCTTATATATATTGCTGTTGTACGATATGCGCATCTCCTCATTAACATCAGTGCGGTAGCGAATAATAAACTCCACCTTTTTAGTAGAGGCTATCATATCACCATCTTCACCCTCACGCCCTACTTTCTCAACCACATTGGCCCATACTTGAGCCAGGGTCGAGAAGCTCTTCACCTCTTGCCCAAAAGTATCCGTAGTCTCGCTAAATGTTTGAATAGTGATTCTACGATCCAGTTGTCCAGCTTGTTCTATCATTAGAAGGTAAAGATGCGGAATGGGTTAAATAGGTACTCTGATGCTGTGGGCATTTTTCTCACTCGGTCATCTCTCTTGTCATACAAATCGCTGATGATTAAGAGCATCCCTTGCTTTAATGGCGTAGGTATGCTACTCACATCAGTACCCACTACATAGCGGACAATGACTTGATTGATGATTCCGTTAGTCGCAAACCATCCAGCGGTAGAAGCTATTCTCGCTGGTTCGCTTATAGTATCAGAAACATAGTACGATGGGTCAACGGTTGCTTCCGAACCAATCTCATCAACATACTTAAGGTTTGTGATTGATTGCACTGGCCCTCTTGATAGGTAAATGATATCCTTGCTTTCCGCATTCTTGTAATTCGGGAAGCCATCAAAATACTCATCAATGGTAGTAGTAACCAAGATTCTACGAGTATACTGCTCGCACATCTCGCGTGCAGCAGAAATCAATGCACCAATAAGCGCATCATCATCACCACCATCTACACGCAAGAAGTTCTTTGCCTCCTCTAATGTTATTGGCTCACTTGCCGCTGCTGTTACTACTGAATAGGCCATTACCTTTGCTCTTTACTTTTTGGTTTCGACACGGTCTTCTTTGCACGCTTTTTAGCGGGTTCTGCAACTGCTTCGCAGTACCCAGCGTTCAAAAATTCCATTGCTCTATCGTTGGGAAGTTCCACCTCCGCACCTTGGCGGAAGCGGAACCCTGAACCAACAATAGTCTTTTTAAAGACTACCTTCATCCTTATGCTTGGATTAGGTGTTTAACTGCACGGCTGTCTAATACAGCAGAGTCAGAACGTTTCCAAGAAACGAAGCCTACCTCTAATTCGTCAGCAAAACGCTCATTCAAGCGTAGCATTTGGATGCCACCAGCGTTACGAACAACGAACTTGCTGAAGTCAGCAGCTACCATTGTTTTTGTACCAGTTGCAATGCTTGACTGCATATCGTTGTTCACGTAAACTGGAACACCGAAGATACGGTCAGGCTGTCCCATTTCCATTGAAGGAATGAAGATAGGGAAGTCGTTAGCAGAACCAAGTCCTAAAGCACGAACAGCAGAGATGATGTTATCGTGAGCCATCAAACCGAATCCAGGCTTGTTGCGGTAAGAAGCATCAACGCTGTAGATAAGGTCTAAAAGGTCATCAGCAGTGATTGCAGTTGCTCCAGCAGCAGTTTTACCTAAAGCTGAACCAGTAACAATACCTTGAGGCTGGCTTGATCCAGTACCCGTAGTAAATGCAGCGTTAGTTGCACGAGCGATACGCTCACCCATAGCTTCAACCAAGAACGCGTTCAAGTCGAAAGCAGAGTCTTGCAACAATTGCTGAGATACTTTTACTAAAGAGCTGTAGTTGTAAGCAGAAAGTTGCTTGTTGCCAAAGGTCATATCTTGAACCGTAACCGCAGAAGCCTCACTAACCAAGTTAGCGTCAGTTGCAGTGTCGTTCAATGTTGGGTAATCCAACAAACCACCTGAAGCAGTGTTCAACTTCTTAGCCAAACGCTCTACCTCGCCAGTGAAGGCAGTAGCAACATCAAGCTCATTGCTGAACTCTTGTGGTACCAAGTAGCCACCTAAGTTGTCAGTACCAGCAACTTGAGTTGCAGTACCACGCTTTTGTACCATTGAGCGCTCTTCAGCAGTCAACGCACCGAAGCCGTGACGTAGGTATTTAGAGAATGCAGCAGATGCGTTTGCTTTTGGAGCAGCAGCACGAGCTTCGCCTTCCATAGAAGCGATCTCTTTCTTCATCTCAGCGTTACGCTCGATGATTTCAATTTCTTGCTTGAGGCCACGAGCATCTGCTTCGATAGCTTCAAACTTTGCTTTTTCTTCGCCCGTCATTGAGCGACCTTCTGCGTGTGCACCAGCTACAATTGCATCAGCATCTTTGATGAGCTGCGCACGACGTCCTCTTAATTCGATGTTTTTCATCTTAATCGAGTTTTAAAAGTTTGAGTTTATATTCAAAGATTTCAATATCAGAATTTTCCTCCACCTCGGCTTTCACCTCAACTTCAGCACCCTCTGATATAGGTGTATTATTTCTTGTAACAAGTTCGCTTGTTGCGCTCTCGTATGCGGGTTGCGATACGGGGGACACATCAAGAAGCCTCGATACTTTCTCTATTATTCTATAAGTCTTTCCATCACGCTCTTCCCAGCGGTCGCGCTCAATCAAGAAGGCGAATGAACTTTGGTTCACATCGCCACGCTTCATCAATTCAACCAAATCATTTGCGTATGAAGTATTCGGTAAGTCAACCTCGTAGTACAATCCACGGGCATCAGTACCAATGCGTAGGGTTCCGCTGGACACTCTACCAAGAAGCAAGTTTTCATCGTGATTAAAATAAGCGCGTGTATCATTATCAAGTACATCATCAAAAGCTCCTCTTGCAATCTGCTCGTAGAAGCCTCCCATCCATTCGCTATCACTATTGTAAACAGCAGCGTATCCTCTGATGGTGTGGCCATCGTGCTCAACGTGCTCCATACGGAACTCGCGCTTCTCAATGATAGACTTGTGGCTACGCACCTCAGCGTCAAACTTCTCTAAAGTCGAGAAGCGATGCACGACATTAAGCGCTGGCTTGCGCTCGATGTAGGCTTCCTCTTCCGAGGAGTAGCGGTATATTCTAATGAGAGCCGCTGGATCATCAGCAGTGCCATTGACTTTAAAGCCGCTGTCTGCCTCAATCTCCCCATCTCTTTCAATTTGAATGATAACACCGTAAGCGCTTCCGCCACTTGTGTTCCAACGCACAAAGTCACCTACATTCAATTCGTTAGGTTCTGCACGCTCTTCTTCTTTATAGCCAGCCTCCTCCATCTCACTCTTTCCGAATGTGATGACGATTTCCTCATCAGTCTCAACAACCGACTTGATATGGCGCTCGTTTTTATTTTCTTCCATTTCTTCTAATGTTCTTTTTGCCCAATTCAGCATCTCATCACCGCCCCAAGCTGCATACATAATAGAACCGCAAACTTGATTGCCCTCTTCATCTTTAAATGATCCAGTGTCATACACTTTAGCTCTACTCAAAAAGGAGTAAATGCGCGGCAGCCTATCGTGGCTCACTACATCTCTTTCCGCTAAAATGCGGGCAGTATTCCACCCAACTACCGTACCGCAATCAGTACCTTCCTCCTCGCGGAGTTGCAATGCTCTCTTTGCATTGTCTACTGCTGCTTGTGGGTAATCAGTCCAAGGCATTATTCAGCAGTGTTATCAATTCCCGCTTCAACCATATTAAGCGGTTGCAAGTAAACATCTCCGCCATCAATTGGGTCAAGGCTCTCGTATTTACGAATATCATTAACGCTCATCCAACCCCATTGTCTTGCAGTGGCATAGCTTGAGTATCTGCTTGAGATATCACCACGAAGAAGCCCATCCATATTCATACGGATAAAGTAATCTTCTTGACCAGGGAAGAGCTTGCGGTTAAATTCCGCTTCCCAACGTTTCACCCACGGTAGTATCGTGTTGCGCTGGAACTGAATGCCTTGCTCCTCGATGTTTGCTCTTGTGCTTGAGTTCTCTAATGAACCAAGGTAAGCCAATGGGATACGGAAGAACCTTGCGATATCTTCAACTCCAAACTTACGCGTCTCTAAGAACTGCGATTCTTGTGGTGAGATGCTGACCTTTTGCAAGTTCATTCCCTCCTCTAAAATCGCCGTCTTATGCGCGTTATCAAGTCCGCTGTACCTACGTGCCCAAGAAGCCATCAAACGCTTGTAGGCTTCATCTGAGAGGCGGCCAGGGTGCGTAAGTATCGCACTTACGTTTGCGCCATTACCAAAGAATGAACCACCGAATTGGTCAGCAGCCAAACCAAGGCCAATGCTTTCTCTTGCTGCCTCTATAACACTCTTTCCTATAATACCATCAAAAGACAAACCTAAAATGTGAATCATCTCAGTATCGTCAAAGGTCTCTTTGCCTTGGTCAATGGTGTAGAATTTCTCATCCTTGTATACCTTAACCTCAACGCGGTCAGGATGTACTGGAATCAATTTAACGGGTTGGCCCGCTTCGTTTCTGCGGATCGCTATGAAAGCATTACCGTGCAAACAAAGGTGCGCTTGACAAACTTCTCTAAAGTTAAAGTCCGTCATCATTCCGTTAGGGTGATGTATTAGCTTGTTGATTGGGTGTGCTGATGCGCTGCGGGTGCTATCGCCAGCATCTTGCTTCACCTCCCACGGAAGCGATGCAATGGTCTCAGAGATAACACGAACGGCACCAAATACAGCAGAGAGGCGCATAGCGCTATCCTCAGTGACTGAAATACC